AATGTATCTAACAATGTAAAGGCTACTGATCGTTTACCATGACATTGTGTTTTAGCTGCTACTAAAGTAGTATTAACAGCACTATCATAAGAATCAAATACAAGGTTGTCATCATCAAATGAAGTAAAGTATTGAGGACTTCTATCATTATAAATCAATAGAGAGATACCTGTAGTATCAGTTACAGTAGTAACTTTAGATTCTGAACTATTTCTTTGATTTAAGATATAAAGAAAGTCTTCAGGTGTTTTATAAAGAATCTCTTTGTATTTGTCTTTAGTATCTGTAAGTTTTCTACAGTTATAATTAATTGTTTTAAGATCAATAATGGTTTCAGGTAAACCCATGTGAGTAGGTCTAGTGTTTGTACCACTTGATTCTAATTGAAATGTTTCATATAAAAAAGGAAAGTCTCTACCATCTATAATATTATAGTATGTTGATTTAATAATCTGTGCTACTTGAAGAGCTTCAACTGTATCATTAATACTATTAATCTCATCAGAATCCATATCTGACATGATGTCTTGTACCATTTCAAGTAGTGTCATTTTAGCCATAATTTATTTCCTAATCTAAGAATAGAGCAACTAAACCTGCTTCAGTAGGAGTAATATTCTGTCCTGAAGAAGTTCCGTCTCCACTTACAAATATTGATAGGGTTTGACCTGCTGTTGCTGCTAGTGTACCTGTTGATGATAATATTAGTGTATCAACACCATTAGTAGGTTTAACAACAGAACTTAATCTAGTTCCTACTGAGCCATCAAGAGCATACTTAAAGTTATAAGCAGATCCTGAAGCAATAGCTGTTGTTGTAAAGTTAATCCAAAAGGTTATTAAGTAATGTCCTGCTTGGTTAAGAGTAATAATACCACTACCTGGAGTTACTGTAAGAATGTCTTCATTACCTGAAGCAGTCCACTCTCCACTTGGATTAAGTAAAGAATAAGCAGAAGCACCTGCTAATGTATGTGTTGTTGTTCCACCTGATATATAGATTTCAGCATGAGCTTTACCTGGAGGATATGTCCATGCACCTGATCCTGATCCATTAGAAATATATACTTTACCACTTGTAGCTGCTGCTACACCCTTAGGCTCATGTATATCTGGATATGTTGTATTGTCATAAATATATATTCCTAAAAGATTAGGAGGGGTCCGAAGACCCCTATCCTAATTAGTTTTTGTCGTAAACGTATTCAACGACAAGACGAGCTTTACCTGTAAGTAAATCGTCAACTGTAGGAGCAACTACAACTTCTCCTGCAGTAGCACCGATTGTTTTACCTACTAAAGCACCTGCACCAGTAACAACGTTACCTGCAGTGCCAATAGCTGTTTGTGTAGCTTCTGATGCAGAAACTAAACCATCAGCATCAATAGCAGAACCTGCAGAAGTATACAATCCAACAACTAAGTCTGTTGTAGTAGATGTAGAAGTAAATGCTACATCAACATATAACTTAGCTGAAACAACTGTTGCGTTTGCAGGAATAACATATTGTAAATTGCTAGTTCCAGAAGCAGGAAGATTATCATAAGAGAAATCCCATTGGGCTCTTTTGATAATACCTGTAGATGCTGTTTGAGCACCTTTACTGCCATCTGTTGTTCTAGCTCCGTAGTGGTTAGCTACTCCACGTTTAGCATCAATTTCATAACTCATTGTTTCGTCTCCCTATTAGTATGTAGCTTCGTCAGTTAAAATAACACCAAGTGTATCTACACGTTGAGCACCGAAACCAAAGCGAGAAGTAACTTGATACTTGTCAGCTCTTTCTTCTTGATCTCTCCAACCTTCTGTTTTAGGAGCACGTCTCCATGCGTGCATGATTGGCTTGCAAGAGTCATCAGCAACACACATAAATACGTTAGCCTTGTCACCAATTTCACCTGTATCATTAGCTAAGCCATAGCCTGAGCCATCGATAGCTTCTGTAGATGTTAATGATGGTAAGAAGTTAGAAGTGTAGATGTCAAAACCAAAGATGTTTCTTACAAACTTATGATCACGAGCAAAACCTTCTGTTACGATACCTTCGAACATTGGGTTGTTTGATACGTTTACTAAGTTTTGTAAGCTGTTCAATGTAGCTTCAACAACTGGGTCTACAATAGCAAGACGACCACCTGATGGAACATTAGCTTTATCAAATGCTAATTTCATAGCGATGATATCATCTAATGTCATGTTACGAGTAGAAGCACCTGCTCCACCTGCAACCCAACGATGTGGACGACCATTTACTAAGTTAGCGTTAGCAGCAGTGTGAGCACTGTTAGCAGCAGCTAAGAATTTAGTTTCATGGTTTTCACCTAAGGCACGAGTAGATTCCATAGCACGCATCGCCATGAGTGTATCTACTTGAGAACCATCTTCACGAAGGTCATCAGAAACTTTCCAAGCATCACCAATATAATCAGTAATAGCAAGTGTTAAGTTACCTGTGTCAATAGGAGAGAAGTTAAGAGGAGTATCCTCAGCAGCATCTTGAAGAGTTACAGTACCTACTGTCTTGATGTTAAGAGTTGTACCTGAACCGAAGTCAGTTACATCTCTCCACATACCTTCTGGCAATAGATAGTCGTGTAAGTTCTCAAGAATAAACTGTGAATACTGTTGAGCTTCAATAAAAGCTGTAGTATTGCTAGTTAATTGTGACATAATATTTCCTTATTATAATTGAGATTTAATTTTCTCACCTGCATTTTTCCAAGCAGCTAACATGTCTTTAGTAGAAGCACCTTTAGGTACTCTAGCTGAAAGCTCAGTTGGCTTTGTTGATCCTAAAGCTTGTGTATTAATAGAACTTGAAGGTTTACCTACTGGTGTAGATTTAGTTTCAAATCCTGCAAGCTTCATAACAACATTAGGAGATGTTGCAGCTAAGTTATTAAGTTGTTCTACAGTTAGTCCTGCATCTTTAGCAATTTGAGTATAAGCAGATTCAGCTTGAGCTCCATACTGTTCAGTAAACTTATTAGCTACTGTTTGTGCATTTTGCTTAGCTTTAGATTGCTTTTCTTTTTGCTCAAGAGTTTGATTAACTAACTGCATTATTCTATCTTGATCAAGTTCAACACCTTGAGGGGTAGCCTCTGTTGGTTGAATGCCAGACTTTAATTCATCTAATAACTCTTCAGTAGTTTTACGTTTTGTTAGTTCTTCCTTCAACTGAGCCATCTCATCCTCTAGGGTTTTGATATGCTCTTGTGCATGAGGAACTGACTTTAACGCATCTTCTGCTGATTTGTATTTCTTACCTTCTCCTACAAAGTCTAGAGCTTCTGTCGGAATCTCAAACTTCGGGGTAGAAGTATCTGCTTGTTGAGCCTCTTGGGTAGTCGACTCAGAAACTTGTTGTGTATTATTATTATCTTCAGCCATTATTTTTCTCCTTGGTCAGGAATAAGATTATATAGTTTAGTAAAAGCTTTTTGAAAGCCAAGTTGGAATGCTTGATATTCAGACCATGAAGGTAAAGAGAAATTATCTTCATCTATAGATTTACGTCTTGACAACTCAATCTGTTCTGTTAGATAATCTTTTATCTCTCTAAATACTTGATCTTTAGTAAGCGACTTAGCTTTATCTGATTTTAGATCCATATATAATAGTATACCATAAATTGTTTAAAAAGTCAAGTTAAACTTGAGGTTCTTGTGGGGTTTGCCCTTCTTGTAGGGCTGCCACTTGATCTCCCATTTGAGCTTCTTCTAAACCAGGTTCTGCCTGTTGAGCTCGTAATGTTTGTTGAACTTGATTAACTAATTGTTGAGTCTCAGCTTGTTCAAATACAGCAGCGTTATCTTTAATAAATTCATATTGTTCAAAGCCCATATACTCTTCAATCATATTAGCTAAACGTTTAGCTGAGATATGAGGAGATATAAGTTGTCCCATAGGACTATTAAAGACACCAATCATATTCTGTACAAGTTGAGCTCTTGCAGCATAGTGACGAGCACCGATAGGACGGAGCTTACCTTTAGCTGTAATATCCTCTTTAGTAATAGATAAGAAGTCGGCAACACCAAGATCATCATCCATTACACGAGAAACCTCGACAATGTCCATGTTACGTTTAGAAACTTCTAACATGGTATTTAAGATTGGTTCTAAGAACTCAACCTCGAATTGGTTAATTTTATGTTGGAATATTCTGCCTGCAGCATTTTGTAGTTGTTGTACTTCAAATGCTGTTTTTTCACCTGGAGTTCTAAAGCCCATAGCTTCTTTAGGAGCTCCTGCCATTTCTTCCATAATAGCTAATATAGCAGCTATTTCATTATTAACTTGAAAAGCAGCAGGGTTAGGAGGCATCATACTTACATCACCATCTTCAGGAATATGAATTGTAGCTTCAGGACCCCATTCAAATGGTTCTACATCACCTTTAATTGCAATCGGTGGATGTATAGTTAAGTCTAGTGCATCAGCTTTTAAGTTCTCTAAATGATCTACTCGATACTGCATACCAACTAGATTATCTAAAGGACCCATAGCATATAAGTTGTCTGGACGTTTTCTCCAACCTACATGATGTTTATTATCTTTACCTAAGTAAGAAGGATTATCCATATTACGAATAATTATAGAACGATCCATAATAGTAATTAATTTACGTTCTAAAAGTTCACCTTCTTGTTGATCATAAATGTCACCTTCAAACTCTAGTATTTCTACTAAGCCTGATTGATAATATTCTTGTAAAGATCCAAAACCATCAATGTGATAGGCTTCTGCTTTATTAACATCTTCTTGTCTAAATGAAGAAATACTCTTACGAATTTCCATAGCTCTTTGAACAGCATCTTCATCATAGTTAAGATCTTGTCTATATTTAAGATCTTTCTGTAATTCACCTACTGTTTTTATATAACGAGTAAACTTAGGAGACTCTGCAAAAGAAACAGCCGTAGGATTAAAGATAACATCAAAAGGAGAAAGTCTTAGTAATCTAGGACCACGATAAGTAGTAATAACATCACCTGATGTAGGATCAGTATGCTCTTCATTTACATACGTTACTTCAGCAAAAGAGTTACCATAGTCAATGTAATCATATACTAATTGTGATACTGTTTCTCTAAAGCCTGATTCTTTTAGTTTAGTTTTAAGATAAGACTCAATAGCTCTACGTTTTTTCTTAGTAGAATCTTCTAAGTTATAACCTTCCCACTTCATCCAGTTGTCATTAGGAAATAAAGCATCCATGTAGTTAGCATGAAGATTGTCTCTAATCTGAGTTAGTTTAGGAAGTGTTGTTTTGTTTTTCCAAGGAAGTTTAGAGTTAGTTGTTTTAGTTGTATCAGTTGCAAATAGATAGTTTCTTAACTCTCTCCACTCTTCTTCTTTGTCTTGTCTTTGAATCCACCAGTTATTGTAAAGATGAGAAAGCTGTGTAGCTAAACTATCTCCTTCTAATAACCTTTTGATTTCTGCTACTTTACCTGCCATAGTTATTCCTTATTAATAAGATACACCACCGAAGCGTGAGTGTGTTACTATATTTCTACCTACACTAAAAGCTCCTACTCGCTGTTTAGGAATCACAGCTATAGCTATAGCATTTGATAGAGCATCCTTTATGTCGTCATGAGGTGGATGAGTCATGACTAATTCTTCTTCTAATGATTGACAATTACCACCTTTATAATGCCATACTTGTAAGTTGTCATACTTAGGTTCAAGCACTGCACCTACACGTTCTTCTTTGTCACCTAAATGTCTAGTAGGTCTAAACTCTTCAATAGAAAGAGGTATACCATTAGGCTTTAAGTAACTTTCTTTTAGCTCTTTAACAATCGTTTGTTGAGCTACTGTGGTTTCAGCTCTAAGTTTTCTAAAGCCCCACTTCTGCCATGCTGTAAGAATGTGATTATAATAATCTACAATACGTTCTGTTTTAAATCGATCTATGTCTAAAACATAGAAGTTCCCTTGATGATCTACTCCTACAACAACTAACGCTGTATAGTCAGCTTTCTTCCTTAATGAGAACGCAAAGTCGATTGCTGCATACACATTAAGTTTACGATCTCGCATGTACCAATCACCTTCTTTATTTTGTAGAACATTTCTATCATAATATTGAAAGTTATCTGCATTGATACGAGCTGTCTCATTACTATTTGGATTGTTATAATATTGAGCATAGAACTGAGTATTATCTACATACTTAGCTTTGATTCGTGCTAGTTCTTTAGCATCAAATCCAAAAGCTTTACCATCTTCTCTTGTTCTTTTAGCCCATAAAAACTCACCATTGGTTTCTACAACTCTTTGGAATAATTCATAGACTGGATCTTCTGATACTAACTCTCCCTCATCATCATAAAGAGTTTCTTTCATGTTAATCATAGTATCATAAATATCTCTGGGGTGATAACGAGTACCAACAACCCACTCATAAGCACCAGGATTTTCAATGGAAGCCAGTTGACTATAAGCTGCTGATACTTTGTCTCTTCCATCTTCAGTATAAGCGTTACCAGGCACAACAATGTCATCAAGAACAACGACATCAGCGTGGAAGCCAGTAGTATTTGAAGTAAGTCCAACTGCCTTACAAGTAGCATCTCTAATTCCTTCTAGTTTTCTTTGTGGATGGTCTACAGCAATCTCAGCAACTGCCCACTTTTCACGTTTACCTTCTTCTGGGTGTATCATGTCTGACCAGTAACGTCTGTAGATTGGATTATCTAGAATCTGCTTAATTGCATATAGTTGTTTTTCAGCTAAGTCAGCAGTAGCAGAAACATAGAGTATAGTTGTTTCAGGATGCTTTGTAATCCACCATGCAGTTCTATAAGCAATCAACTTAGACTTCATGTGTCCTCGAGGAAGTAATACTAATTGGTTTTGTTTAGCATCT